ATGCCGAAACAATCTTGTAATTGGTGTTTTACAATAAATAATCCGTCAAAGGTCAAGACCTGTGGAGAAAAGGATAAATTTAAAGACCTCACGTTTGATACTGATGAAAAGGTGATAAAATTCATTATGCAGTATGAGGAAGTAAACTATTACGTCTTTCAGCGTGAACGAGGTCACAACGAGAATACCGAACATATTCAAGGCTTTATCCAATTTAAAAACCGCAAGCGTGGTACAACCTTGCAGAATATGTTTCCACCACAGTTTTTTCACGGAGAGTTCGCCAACGGCACAGCACAGCAAGCAAGTGACTATTGCAAGAAGTCAGATACTCGCATTGGCGAGGTGCAGGAGTGGGGCGAACTGCGTGTAACAAAAGGCGGTAAGCAACTTACAAATGAGGATATTCTACAACGTATAAAAGAAGGTGCTGACGATATCCGACTTCTTGAAGAATTTCCGCAACTTTGGAATCAAATTGACCGCCTGCAAAAAGTCCGTGATTTATACGTCTTTGATAAATGGCGAAATGTGTTCCGTGATGTTCAGGTCACATATATATGTGGACAATCGGGAACAGGTAAAACAAGAAGTGTTATGGAGCAATACGGCTATGATAAAGTTTATCGTATCACCGACTACAAACACCCTTTTGACAGTTACCACGGGCAGGATGTTATTGTGTTTGAGGAGTTTAGAAACAGCCTTCCTATTGATAATATGCTTAACTACCTTGACGGTTACCCTCTTGAACTTCCTGCAAGATATATGAATAGGATAGCTTGTTTTACAAAGGTGTACATCATATCAAATTGGAACTTTGAAGAACAGTACACCGCTATCCAGCACAAGTATTATGAAACGTGGAACGCCTTTGTTAGACGTATCGACAAGATAGTTACATATAAAGACGGCATGATTTTTGAGGAAATTGACCTCAAATCATATAAATTGAAGTATAATCTTGATAAAGATGAAAACTTACAACCATAACGAAAGGACGAATGAAAATGAAAAACTATGACAATCCGAAAATGTTCCGTGATGAGGCAGACAGCCTTGAAAGGTTTGTGCTTTCCCACCAATTCCTCAAGCCGTATCTTGACAGCTATAATATTCATATGGCTAAGTATTTTCTTAGCGGTGAGTATGAGTGTAGGAAAAAGGCTCTTTATTTCAAAAAGAAAATACAATCGTGCTAGTTGTACAATGTGTACAAAAAAACGCCCTGCAAAAATATAAACATACGAAAAAGCTTGATTTGTATTGACATTACACTTGATGTGTGGTAATATCTAAACATAGCAAAGAGTACAAATAATTGTACAGTAAATGAAAGGAGTGTACGTTTATGTACATAATCAAAGGTTTTAAGAAAAACTCTGGAACGCTTAAAAACGGCAAGCCGTGGGATAACTACACGCTGTTTTGCCTTAAAGAAGAAAATGGTGTAACAGGATATGCCGTGCAGGCTGTGAAAGTTCCTACAAAGATATTGCAGGACACTTTCCCCGACAGTTCCGCACTTATCGACACTGCAATCAAAGTCAACTATGAAATCAGAACTTACGGCGGACAGGATAAGGCTGTTGTTGTAGGTATTGATATACTTTAATCAATGAAAGGAGAAATATTCAATGGGTGCTTCACTTCTTGCTGAGGATGTCGCAATTACAAGCGGTATCACCACAATTACATCAGTTGTTAGTCAGGTCTGGACAACAATGACAGGCAATCCGCTTGTAATGGCATTTGTCGGTGCCTCACTTCTTGGTGTTGGTATCGGTGTTGTAAGAAAGCTTACAAAGGGCAAAGCTTAATTTTCGTGTACAACCGCTTGGGGGCGGAGCGTCTGCTCCGTCCTCTATTTTTTTACGAAAGGAGAAAACAATATATGAAAACTAAACTACGGCGGTTCACCGCTGTTTTGTCCGCTATGCTGTGTATGATATGCTGTGTATTGTCTGCCGTTCCTGCGTTTGCTGATGATACAGTAACTAAAAACGATTTGTCAAGTGTTAAATGGTCTTATGTTGATAGTCCTCTTAAAATTCCTCATTTTCAAGAAGTATATGATAATTTTAAGTCAGTGATATCTAAAACCTATAATTATATTGCTGTCTATGGCAAAAAATCTGACGGCACATCAGAAACTAATATTCTTTATTTTGACCCTACCGCTATTGCATATTATAGCTTTACAAATAATCAATTTTTGTTTGGTTCAAATTATGCGTATGATTCACAACGTCTTTTATTCAAATTCGATTCTTCTGATAATAAAACTGAATCTGTTGGTTATGGCGGTTGGAATGTTACTAAACCTAGTGGTTTTACAAAATCTGTATGTAATGGTTTATTAAATCTTAATGACTATGTTCAATCAACTGTTAAAGTATATTTCCATACAAAAGTATATGATTTTGATAACATAGAAAACGAGTTAGAACCCCCCGACCTTAACGCTCCTATTGTTCCCTTTTCCGTTCAGTATTCCCGAAAACTCACAACAGGTATGTCACGTTCGGGAACATTGTCCGCTCCAGGTGCAAAAAATGACGGCGAAACCATAACAAACAATAATATTGATATTACTGTTAAGCTTACTGATGAATACAAACAGGCTATGCAAAAGGCTCTTGATAAGGATCCGAAAGCAACGCAATATACATATCAGTATGTATTGTTCATAACGCCTTATGACCCTAATATCTTCGGTACTAAAAAGGCTATGGACGGAGCAATTTATACATATCTCAATAAGTCAAAATACGTTCTTTCCACTGCTTACGGAAAAACAAAATCCAATACAACAACAGATTCAAAGTATGATACTGTCAATACACCCGATAGTTCTTCCACTGATACATCTTCAAGTAACGTTGGTGAAATGACCTCTGAAAATGCTGACGGCGTTGCAAATTCGGCTTTCTGCAATGGTGTTACACCGCTTTTCGGTCTGCCTATTGCCAATGGTGCGAATATGACTAACACGCACACGATAAATCTTGAAAATATCAAAGGTGCTGACAAACTCGGTGAACAGGATATCTTGTATATCGTGGTTGTTGGTAAACGTTATCTGTATGAAACAGGTGCCGAGGGTTACGCAAAGGACTTTTACGCCAATAATGCAGAGTTTAAGACCTTTTACAAAGAGCTACCCGACAACGCCGTAGCAAGCAAGATAAATGGTTTGTATGGCGGTAATGGTTACGATTTTTACACCGTTGTTTCTGACGGCTTTTCATTCAAAGATTATCCCGATTATAAACCATTAGAGATAAACGGCGTTGAATACCCTACGGATAAGCCTATTTCAGATATGCTTGATGACCCTTTTCCACCTAGCAAGATTACTGACTATGACGGACTTGAAAACGGCACAGACTTTGACACAAAAGAAGATTTTGACGATTATATAAATAATAAGAAATATGATGAACAGTATGGTACATTTAATTTCAATTTAACTGATATATCTTCTATCTTTGACGGCTCGTCCGATTTCTTTAAGTTTATGACGGCTAGTATTGGCATCTTACCCCCTATATTTATAACCATACTTATTGCATTTTTTACTATCATGTTAGCAATTTGTTTAGTTAAATGGGTAGTAAAGTAAGGGGTGTTTGTATGGATTTCTTTGAACTTATGCACGTTATATACGAACATCTTTACAAGATATTCGCTTTTCGTCTCCAACTTGGCTCTTATAATTTTACAATAGGCTCTGTTATATTTGGACTTTTTGTCATTTCCTGCTCAGTTGCACTCTTACAGTACCTTTTTGGTGATTAATATGTTAGATTTCTCAGTATATTTGTTTTTATGTTTCATAATAATGCTTATCCTATGGCATTACAACAAGAAAGGATATTGATATGTTAGCTATACTCAAACTCTTTGTGATGATACTTTTTGTTGTCCTTTTTTTCTCTGCCCTCTGTGGTGTGGTTGTGTTTATTTCTGACATCAAGCGCTTTAAGCTTGATACACAAATGAGCCTGCCACGCCAAAAGCTTATAGAGCGGTATGTAGACCAACAGGAACTTGAAAAGGGCGGTGATAATAATGCTGTATGATGTTCAAAATTCTTGTTACCAACTTCTTAAACTCTTAGGCTGTGATTTGTCCGCTATTGACACTATAACAACTTGGAAACAGTTCGGTGTATTATGTATTGAATTTATATTCGCCTGCATAATGCTTTATCTGCTGTGGAAGATGTTGTATAACGCAATGATTAGATTTTTCAACCCTCGGAGGTGGTAGTATGTTGACAGCCTTTATTCTAGGTTTTGGTATCCCTTGGCTTATATTTTTTCTTTTTTGGAAAGGTGATGATGATTAATGGTTATTTTAGATTATTTCGTCCGTCTGCCTGCCCTCACGGCTTATGTAGCCTACGATAAGGCTACAGCCCTTTATTTTAACTGGAAACAGCTTTTTCAAGGTTGGGGCATACATTTATACGTCGGCAAATTTGGTGCAGGTAAAACCTCTCTTATGGTGACGGAAGCGTACAAGCTCTGTTGTAAGTATCCGCAACTACATATTGTCACAAATATCAAGCTTTCGGGCTTTCCCGAATATACAAAGATTTATCCGCTAAACTCTCCGCAGGATATTTTAAACGCCCCGAAAAATACTTTAGTCTTGATAGACGAGATAGGAACAATCTTCAACAGCCGAGATTTTTCGGGCGGTCGCAACAGTGTTCCGAAAAGCCTTTATCAGCATTTGTGTCAATGCAGAAAGCGCCGTATGATGATACTTGCCACAGTTCAGCGGTTTAACCTCTTAGACAAGCAGATACGTGATATAACCGCTGATGTTACCGCCTGCCGAACACATTTCAGACACCCTTTTACACGGCTTATGACAGGCTATAAGTACGATATAGAGGAATATGAAATGTACTCTGAAAATCATTCATATACGCCTGTGTGTTCGTCCACGGTCACACATTTGCAACGTAACCAGTACCGCAAGCTTTACGATACTTCGGAACTTGTAACGAATATGCTTAACAAGGATTACATATCTGATGAAGAAATATTGCGTAATCGTGATAGTGAGAGCAATAATATACCCCTTGACCGCAAACAGAATAAGCGTATGCGTAAGCAAAGCAAATGGTAAAAAAAACACCGCTGAGGTTGCCTTTAGGCTCTCAGCGGTGTTCTATGCTATTGAACATTGTTGTATTTTTCATCAATAAGTATTTGCTTTATCTCCTGCAATTCCTTATTTGTCTTGCTCGTGTTAATTGCTGTGCATACTATTGCTATAAATAGCACTAGGTTGATTATTATGCTTACTATCGCAAAACCTAACAGCATTGTTGTCAATGCCTCACTTGAATTGATTATCTCACTCATTTTCTATCCCTCACTCTTGTTGCTTAAATATTCTGTCAGCAATTTCTCAATGATTTTTGCTACGCTTGTTTTCTCCTTGATTGCTTGTATCTTAGCTTTTTCAAGAATGTCTTGGTCAATCGTTGTTGTAAATTTTACTTTTGACATTAAAATCACTCCTTTGCTTTAGTATATCACATTTTCGCAAATACGTCAATACGTATATTTTACACAAATTATTATACGTATATTCGTGTAATTTGCCTATTGTAATATACGTATATACGTGTTATAATGGCATTGATAAAACAAATAGAGAAACGAGGTAAATAAAAATGAGAGAAGTTGCATTAGTTGTTGATGAGTATGGTAATGAAATATTCTTCGGCGAAACTATTGGAGAGTGCAGAAGATATTGTGATGAACATCATATTACTGGTGAAAATGGTGAATATATTGCTGTTGGAGATTTTGATGATGAAACTGCATCTTTTGAAATGTTTGACTATGAAAGTTTACCTCTTACACCGATTTTATAGATATTATCTATGTGAAATCTATCATGCGAACGGCTGGGGGTGAATTGCGGATTGTTGGAATTGTTGGAATGTTGGAAACAACAGCTTACAGGTTTTCAACATTTCAATGATTTCAATGATTCGCAAGAGGGGAACGCCGTTCAAGATTCCCCCTCTTTACCTATGGTTATGACGAAAGGACGATTGAAAATGAAAACTTCGAATCAGCTTGCAAAGTATCGTGAAAGCCTTGTGAAATATGCTCTTAAGTACGGAGTTACAAAAACCGCTATCAAGTACAATACAAATAGACAATATGTCTATCGTTGGAAAAACCGCTATAACGGCACTACAAAGAGCCTGCTTAATCGTTCTCACCGCCCTAACTCTTTTCCTACTGCTCATACAGAAAGTGAAATAAAACTCATTAAGAGTTATCACCGCAGAAACAAGCACACAGGGCTTGTAATGCTCTATGTTAAGCTTGTACAAGCAGGCTACAATCGTTCTATCACAAGCCTTTACAGACAGCTCAGAAAGCTTAACGCTATTACTGTAAAGCTACCAAATCCGAAGATAAAGCCAAAGAAATACGAAACAATGTTTTATTGCGGTCAGCGTGTTCAAATTGATGTTAAAGTTGTTCCGACTTCTTGCATTATCGGTATTGAAAAATATTATCAGTACACCGCAATAGACGAGTACAGCCGTAAACGCTTTCTAATGGCGTTCAAAGAGCAAAGCACATATAGTACATATCAATTTGTTAATGCCTTGCAAAACGCTTGGAAATTCAAAATAGAGTGCATACAGACCGACAACGGCTCAGAGTTTACAAACCGATTTACTACAAATAAGGATAAGCCCTCGTTGCTTGATCTTTGGTGTGAGCAACATAACTGTATACATAAGCTTATTAAGCCAATGACACCACGTCATAATGGCAAGGTTGAACGCTCTCACCGCAAGGATAACGAATACTTTTACGCAACACACAAATTCTATGATTTTGAGGACTTCAAGCGACAGCTTAAACGTTGGAACTATCAGTATAATAATATTCCAACTCGTTCTTTAGATTGGAAAACTCCACAAAGTGTATATAATGACTATATTAATTTTGGTGAAGTA